TACGGCGCCGCGGTCGTGGTGCTGTTCTGCGTTCCCCATGATGGGACTCGGCCGTTCTTGTCGGTCGGGGTCGCCGTCACTTTAATACGCTGCGCGTCTCGCAGCGGTTGGGACTCGTCCAGGCTTAGGATAAAGTCGGCATCCACACCCCAGCCGCCATAATCGTCCGCGGTCACCAGGGCCATGCCAGTGCCGGCCACCACGGCCGCGCGGGCCGCGGCTACAAAGGTGCTACTCTCTTTGTTCGATACTTCAAACTCAATCGAAAACTTGACGCCAGCCACGTCTGCCAGGTCGAAGATGCTGGCGCGGTCGCTTACGTCGCCCTCGGTGCTTTCGATGTTGTAGCTAACGTCTCGGGCCTCGGTTAGCTCGGTGGTGGCCGTCGCTCCGATAGCATCCCACATTAACTTGCCAGCAAAACCCATTCTTTTCTTGGCCATAGCCGTTACCTCGTTTGGTTTCGTTTGGTTGTCTAGTTGCCGCCTATGGCGCCTTCCCAATTGGCCGCAAAGCGTTCCGCGCCTAGCTCGAGTGCTGGGCCCATCACTGGCCGCTGTGGATACTTTCCACCGCGGTAGCTGCCGCCGTGTTCGTGGGCCTGGCCGCTGGTTCCGATCACACTGGCCCGCGGTCCGATTATCGCGCCGTCTTCGTTGGCGTCGTATACGATGGCCTTACGATAGGCGCCGCGCTGGGTTCGCACGGGGCTACCGGCGGGGGCGGCCTGGTGCACGGCGCGGCGCACTTTTTTACCGCCCTTGCGCCGGCCGCCGGTCTTCTGGCCTTTCGGGGCGGTCTTGATACTCGCCCTGGCGGCCTTTCGGGTGCTCGCCGCGCCGTGCTGGAAGCTGCGAAACTTGGCGGACGTTACCGGCGGACTCTTCGCGCCGATGGTTTTCACAAAGTTAACCGCGCGGGTGTCGATCTTCACTTTTAGCACTATTCGGCCCCTATCGGTTTTGTCCAGTCGTGGGTGGTCTTTATAATGCTTGTCCACTGCCGGAATTCTCGCAAGTGTTTGCGAATAAAGGGCGCTTTATACTCTACCTCGAGCCATACGGCCTGCGTTTGCGTGGTCGGCCTGTCGGCTGCGAATAGTTCGTGAATCTGCTCGGTTAGTAATGAGAGTGCGTCTAGTGATGCTCTCGCTATTCGGCCGGTTCCGCTGTCTTGGTTCGCCTGGCCAAACCGCTGGCGAATTCCTATATCGGTGCCCAACGTATAGACTAGCTCGCCGCGGTCATTTAGCTCGCTCGTCACTTCACTCGGCACCACGTCAATATTTAGCGTGTCTAGGTCTTGTAGCTTCTCGTCCCAGTCGGCCCAACTGGCGGCCGCGGTCACCGCCACTAGGCCGCTGGCGTTTACCGCGGCGGCTATCGCGTCGGCTAGTTTGGCCTGTATTGCTTCTCGGGCCATGGGCTAGGCAATCCGCTTAGTGCGTATGATGTAGCTATCGCCGCCGGGGTGTTCTTCCACGGCGCGGTCGCTGCCGTTCGGTGTAATTTCGTGCTGCTCGCCGGTTAGCGTATCGCTCGAGTCCACTAGCTGCAAAATATCGCCGGCGCGGGGTTCCACTGCAACCGAGATAACCAGGTCCGCCTTTAAGGGGTTCCACGTGCGCCGCTCTATCGCGGTCCCTAGGGCGTCCTCGTCTAGGTTTACCTCGTCAATAATGCGCGAGAACGGGCAGGTAAAGGTGGCGCTGGCCGCGCTGCCGGTGCGTTTCAGCTGCACGCGCACGCCAAACTGTTTAGACAGTATCGGCGCGGCGCTTACGCTGAATTGCTGATCGAATTCGCTAGGCATTGGGTCACCAGTAAATAGCGGCCCGCGGGTTTATGGGTGGGCCAGGTCCATTGCCTGCGTTAGGCGGTCACGCCTGTAAGTTGCTGGCTGCAATTCGCGTGCAGAATTTTGACGGCCCGCTTGTTGCGTGGTCGCAATACGCTGCCGCGAACGGGTTCGTCTCGGTACTCGTCCATGATGAGAGACGCCAAACCGCCATCATTTACGCCAGGCAGCTGCTCGCCGTTCTGGGTTGAGAAAACAGTGCGGCCCCATTGCGGCGATGGGTTTTCTAGGTCGCCCTCGAGCCCATCATTCTGCACCACGCAAAGATGCGCCTTGGTGTCGTCCCATACTCGGGATAGGCTGCCGGTCTGGCCGCGGTCTGCGGTGTTCTTGAATCCGCGGGCCACCAGAATTCGGTCAACTTGCAGCAGGTCTTTGAGCCCGCTCATGATCTCGCTGACCATATTCTGATTCTGGCCGTTGTTTAACGCTACCAGTAACTCGCTGGCGTCGTACTTTAGCAAGGCTTCCAGCCGGTCGGTTCGGATCATCGCGCGGAAGGCCTTGCGGGTAACCTGCAGCGTGTTGGCGTTCTCGCCGCAAGCTGCTTCCAGTCGGTCATGCGCGGCGTCGATGTCGGCCACGGGGTCTGCGGTGGCCGCGGTCGTCCAGGCGGTGGTGGCCGCCGTGCTGGCGCCATTGTTGCCGGCCGTCTCGCAAGCCGCTGCAATGTCGAATTCGAGCCGCTGCAAAACTCGGTTGATAGCTCGGTTGGTTGCGATAAACTCGGCCCGCACCACGTCGCCATAGCGTTCAACCGTTGCATCGTCTACCACTTCCTCTACGCCGTGCTCTTTGCAGGCATAGCTGTCGGTCGTCCAGTCCCAACTATCTCGGCCATATTCGGCCTTGGGCGCGCGTTCGGTGTCTTCCGTCTTCGTCAGCAGGCTTTCAAGTTCGACCTTGGCAAAGTCGCTGGCCTCTTTCGCCACTCCCAACGGGGGTAGCATCTGCAGGCCGATAAACTTACCGGCGTTCGCCGCTAGGTTGAATTCGCCATACGAAAACGACAAGTCTAGCCGGGTAATGGCTGTGCTAGGTGCGGCCATGGTTTTACGTCCTCACATGTTGTAGTTTGCTGGTTGTTCGGTTTAGGTCGGGTCTTGGTCCGTGTTAGGCGCCGGTGGCGGCCGTGCTGTTAGGCAAAGCATAAACCACGGTCATACGGGTACGGCCGGCGGTGCCGTCTTGGCCGCCGGTGGTCACCACGCCGCTGATAACTCGCGCGGTGGCCAAATAACGCCGGCGGGTGTGGTCGCCGGCTGTTTCGCCGCCGTCCAGGTCTGCACCTTCTTTTCCGCCGGTCAATCCGAAACTGATAGACTCGCCGGCCAGCAAGTCGGTGGCCTTGAGATTAACGGCTGTGTAGATGCCATTCGGGTCGGTGGCGTCTCCAACGTCCAGTAAAGCGCTGGTGCCGTCGTCCCACAATGCCACTGCGTGGACGATAACGTCCAGCAAGGTAGCGCCTGCGGGGACGTTTACGCTGCCGGTGTAGGTTGTGTCGCCGTCCTCGGTGAACGTCACCTCTTCGGCCACGATAGCGCCGCCCGCGGCGCTGCTGGCTGGCAGCCGCAAGACTTCGATTTCGCTACCGTCGCCGCTGGCCGCTTCTAGGGCAATTCCCCAACGTGGGCCGCTGACCGTCGCGGAAACTTTGCCGCTGGCAGCTGCGTAGACTTCTGCGTACTGCGTAATAGCGCCGGCGGCCACCGCTCGTACTGATCCCGCTGCGTTAGTCAATCGGACGGCGCCTTTTGTATCGCCGGCCAGGCTTAGTTCCTCCATGACTCCGATTTCGTCGTCAGTAATACCGGCCGCGGCCAGGTTGCTACTGGACAGGTGCACGCGAATTCCGCGGCCTAGCGCGGCGTTATTCGGAAAGCTGCGAACGTCGCCATATACTTTAGCGGTCATAGTTCCAAGTCCTCGGTTTGGTTCGGTTGGTTAGGTCGGTTGGGGTCGGGCGGGCCAGGGCCAGGTTAGCTGGCCGGCTGTTCCTCGAGTTTTTCGATAATCTGGCGCTGGCGTTTGCGGCCGGGGTTCGTGGCCAGTAGATAGGCTGCGTGCAAGTTCGGCTGGCGGGCCGCCACCGTGCGGATAGCCTGCGTTCGTCGTTCGCGGTTGGGGTTCGCTCCGCAAATAGCCGTTACGGCCTGGTTGAAGTCCTCCACTGCGTTACCGCTTTGGCCCTGGTCCGCCGCAGCGGCGCTGGCCGTGGTTAGCGGTGGGTGGCCAATAGCCAGCGGGCTGGCGGGCGGTGCGGGCGTGTCTTCCGGCTGTTCGGCCGCGGCCCGCAATTTCGCGTTTTCGTCGGCCTGCAGGTTGGCGAATTGAATTGCCGCCGTCTGCAGGTCGTTGCCGGCTACTTGCTGCTCCTCTCGCCAATCGGCCGTGCTACTCGGGAAGTTGTCTCGCAATTCTTGTAGGGTTGCGGCTGCCATGTTCTTTTCGCTTTCTTTGTCGTCGGCTGCGTCGTCCTCGTCGGTCGGTCTCTTGTCGGCCTCTTCGGCGTCGTCTTCGTCGGGCGGACTGTCCGCGCCTTCGTCGTCTTCGTCGTCTTCGGCGTTAAAGAATACCTGAGACGTGGCAGGCCGCGCGCCTGGTCTGTCAATTGCAGCCAATAACGTCTGATAGGCTGCGTCGAAAGTTCCGATCTCGTCAATTAGGCCTAGGGCCTGCGCTTCGCTCGCCGGGTGGATGCGGCCGTCTGCTAACTTTGCCGCGGCGGCCGGGGTCATCCCGCGGCCGCGGGCCACCAGGTTTAGGTAGCTCTCGTTGAGGCTTTCAACTATGCGTTGCATTTCGTCTAGCTGGGCCTTGGTTACGGGTGTGCCGGGTGTTCCCATGCCTTTGAATTCGCCGGCCTTCACTACGTGCACTTCCACGCCTAGCTGGGCCGCCCGCTCGCTAGAATCCACCACTACCGCAAAAGTGCCCATGGCGCCATATAGGCAGCTGCTGCAGTTCGCCGTGATCCGGCCGGCCTGGCTGGCTACAGATACGCCAGCGCTGGCTACCATGTCCTCGGCAAAGGCGTGGACAGGTTTCGCCAGGGCAAACCTGGCTACCTCGTTGGCCAGGTCGCTGTTACCCTTGGCCGTTCCCCCTGGCGTGTCCATGATTAGCATAGCCGCGCGGACTGTCGGGTCTTTCCTGGCAGCTGCCAATTGCTGGCGCACTCGCACGGTGCTAGTGCCGGCCTGGGCGCTGCCGACTGCCTTCATCGTCGGCCCGCTGATCGGAATTAGGGCCACGCCGTCTGCGGTCATATCAAACGCGCGGCGGGCGTTCCTCGAAACGGCCACCGCTTCGTTGCGAGGGTCGCTGGTATGCGCTCGCAAGTCCAGGCTATTTATACGCTCAACCATCGGCGTAAATACCTGCGGATAGACTGCCCAAACGCCAAAATAGTCGGCCAGGTTCGGTACTCGTGCGCCGATAGCCTGTGGCATAATGCTAGCCGGTTCTAGCGTGCTGAACGTCTCGAGCTGCTGCAGGTTGCTAGGCACTTTGCGGCCCTCCGTTATTGCTGTTGTTGGGTGGTGGTGGGTCGCCGGCGGCCATCGTGAGCTGCACGCCAGTGGCGCTTCCACCGCCATAGCGTAACTCGGCCGCTACCTTTGCCACGTCTAGTTCTAGGTCGCCGTTTGCCGCGACTATTCCGCGGGCGGCCTCTAGACTCTTGGCAAAATACTCGCCGCGGTCGGCTAGAATTTCGTCGTCTACCTCTTCGATGTCTTGGCCGCGGGTGGCTAGGATCTCCCGCCGGCTGCGTAGCTGCCTATTCTCGGCTAGGTTCTCGGCCGCGGCGTCCTCCATCGGCTTAACGTAGGGCCATCCTTTGGGCCTAAACTGCACGCGGTCTAGGTCTCGGCCAGCGTCTACTGCGGCGGCTAGTCTTGGGTCGTATTCGTGGTGGCCTTGTGTTGTCCACTGTCGTAGCTTCCAGCGGTACGTGGGCCGGTGGCGGGTAGCAATAACGTGTCGCTGCAATTCTTCTAGCCGCAATTTCACCTGGTCAAAGGTCATCCGGCCGCCGTGAAAGTTCGTTAGGCTGCCGTCTAGTAGCAAGAATGATAGGGGCAGGTCTAAATTAACGGCCAGCATGGTTAGCAGTAGGGCGGACTGCTCGAAGTAGCCGCTACCGGGCATGTTGGCATTCCAGCCTTGCAAGTCCCAACCGCGGGGCGTCTTGAATACTTGCGCTGGCTCGCCTTGCTGCTCCACGATAACCGATTCCAGGCCTAGGCCCATCTCTTCGGCAAAGCGGTCGCCGGCCTGGGGCAGTTCTTCGCCATCCATAACGGGCGGGCCAGGCGGGCCGGTGCTGGTCATTAGGTAGCTAATGAGGCTACGGCGCAGTGCGCTTTTGATGTGCGCGTAGTTTAGATCGTCAAAACCGTTCATTGCGTCGCGCGGCGGTGATAGCCGGCTGATTCCGCGGCGCTGGCTAAATCGGTGCGTGAATCCGGCATAAAAGGCTAACTGGTTGCCGGCCGGGTCGTATTGTTTATAGAAGTGGGTGCCGGCCTGTCGTGTCACGCGGTTTAGGTAGCTCAAACTGGCCGGGGTGACGTGCCAGCCTACCGTGCGGCCGTTTCGCACTTCCGCGCCGTGCATAATTCCGTTCTGCGATTGGCCGGTGGACTGGTGCAGGTAGGGGCTGCGTATGTGGTGCGCTTCCCAAGTTTGCAGGGCGCCCATGGCCAGCGGTATGTGCAAAATATCGCCGTCCACCACTTCGTTAAAAAACGACTGCGAAACGATAGAATTAAAGTCGCGGGCCATCTCCCAATCGCATAGCCGCTTGTCGCCGGTCCAGTGGAGCCATTTTTCCTTTAGTAGCCGGTCTAGCGGTTTGTCGCCGGTGGCCGGGTCTAGCCGAATCTGCGTCAAGCGTAGGTTAGCGATTAGCCGGTTTACGGCCTGCTCCACCAGGGGGTGGTTCCGCACGGCCGCCCTGGCTCGCTCCATCATTAGGTAATAATTGCGGGCCGTTCCGTAGTGGTAGTCTGCATCACTGCCTAGCGGGTCGATACCGGCCGGCGTGGGGTTCATCCGGTTTGACTCGCCAGCTAGATAGCTGCTTTGCGGGTCTTGCGGCGCGGCGGCCCGCTTGGCGTAGTGTTCGCGGTCCAGTTCAAGCAGTCGGTTTAGCGTCTCATGCTGGCCCTGTGCCGCGGGTGCAGTCTTCGCGGGCTGCCGGCCATTGGCGGGCAGGATAGGCCGGCCGGTGGTCGGCGGTTTGTGGCCGTTTCCGTTCGTGGTGCTCATATCGGGTTAACTGTTTCCCGTATAGCCGCGGAATGTCGAGAAGTCGGCGTGCGTTACGTTCGGGTTAGCTTTACGTTGGGCCTCGGTGCGGGTCCGGTTCGCCGCCAGCCAGGCCTGCGCGGCGCGTAGCTCGCCTTGCAGCACTTGCACATTAAATGCCACGGTCTCGCCGTCTCGGCCACTGCTGGCTGCGTAGTGCAACCGCCGGCGGATAGCGGCTATGTATCGCTCGGCCTTCGCGGTGTCGTGGTCGGTGTCGTAGTCGCTAGTGGCGGCTAAAACGGTTTCGATACCCGCTAGGGTGGTTAGGTCGTCGGCCATGGTCCGAATAATAGCGGGCCCGCGGTCGGCGGTAAAATCGGGCGCTACGGGTTTTTACTGGCTGGCGGCCGGTTGCTCTGCCGGCGGTTTCGGTTTGGCCTTGGCCGGCCGCTTGGCGGCTACCTGGCGGGCTAGTTCTTCTAGTAGCCATCGCACTGCGCCCTGCGGGTTGGTCACTCGCCGCGGGCCACGCCTGCAATTCGGGCCGCAGTTGCTGCACGCCTTTGCGTCGTCCAGGCCGGCCGCCAGCTGTCGCAGGGCCGTGCCCTGTTCTCGCGTTAGGTGTAGGTCTAGGTGCGTTCGGAATGGCGCCGCGTCTGCGGTGGTGTCCATCGGTGCGGCTATCGTTACCTTGCTCGGTGCTCGTTTTCGTTTGGCCATAGTCGTAATTCCTTACCAGCGGTTGCGCCCCATGTTGCCACCAGGTCGGCCGCCACCGCGGGGCCGCCTGGTCGGCGTGCGCTTTGCGGGTGGTGGTTCTAGCGTCTGCGCCGGCGGGGCTGCAGGTTTGGGTGGTGGTTTTGTTTTCGCCGCAGCTGCCGGGGCCGTCGCAGCTGTCGGCTGTTTCGCCGCCGTCTGTTTTACGTTGCGCAGTAGTTTAACGCCACAGATATTAGCGGCCACGTTCGCCATATAGCTGGCGTCTAGGTAGTGGTTGTTGTCTGATTTGGTCATCCAGTACCGCTTTAGCCGGCCGTCTACAATTTCTTCTACCTCGGCCTCGGCGGTAATATGTTTGGAATAGGCAAAGTGCCGCTTTCGGTGATCTCGGTTCTTGGGGTCGGTCGGTGCGCCGTGGTTGTGCATGGCGCCAACTTGGCCGGGGTCGGTTAGCCAGCGGTCATGTTCCCATGCTTTCCAGCGGTCTGCGTCCATGCCGACTAGCCAGACGCCCTGGCCCGCGGTGGGTCGGTGGGACATAAACCAACCGTCGCCACTTCTGCGAGTCGCGGTTTGGCCTTGGCCGTCTGAAAAGTTCGGTTTAGCGCAGCCGCCACTGCGCCCGAATCCCATGGCGGGCATTAGGCCGTGGCCCCACTCTTCGGTGGCCAGGTAGACGGCCTCGGTACGCCAGCCGGCGTCTACCAGCGCTAATTTTATCGGCAGCTGCTCGCCGCCCTCTCTCACGTAGGGGCTGTCCTGCCAGTCTTCCATGCGTTCTAAGATCGTGCGCCGGATGGCCAGGTCTAGGCCTTCGTCGCTGCCCACCACGGTGCCGTGCACTTCTTGGATGCCGTAGTCTATCGTGTACCCGGTGCCGTTTATCTCCCACGCGCGGACGGTCCAGTGCAGCGCTATTTTGCGCACGTCAATACCAGCGGTTAGGCATACCACGCCTGGCGGTATCCTCTTGCGCGGGTAGCCGCTTACCTGGTGCTGTACTCGGTAGGCGGTTAGGCCGGTGTCTAATGCGGCGGCCTCTTCGGGCGGGCTGTTGTCGTATTCGGTAGCCACTGCTTCTGCGCCAAGCCGGGCCACCAGGTTATAGTAGGCCTGCACTGCGGATAGCTCGGCCTGGCTGCCATCCGGTAGGGTGCTCTGGTCGTATCGGTTGGGGTTCGCCACTTCGTGGCCGCGGTCCATCTCGGCGCGGTTATCGATGTAGAATTGATGGGCGCCGCGGGCGTGTTCGTCGTCGCCCTGGCCGCTGGCGAATTGTTCAAGGGCCTGCAGTCGCATAGCCTGGTATTCTTCCCATAGCTCGAGGTTTGCCGGCGGTTTCACCATGAAACGGTGGCGTTGGCCTTTCCATGTGGGCTTTTGGGCCGGGTCTGTATACCAGGCGCTGACACACTCGGTGCGCTGAATCGTCGTTAGCATCACTCGAGCCATCGGCCGTTTTTGGCCGGCCAGGCCCGCAATATTGCGTTCTATCTTTCGCACCAGTTTGGCGGCCTGGTCGCTACTGTTTACGGTCTCGTCGGTGTCGGGGTCGTCAATTACGGCCACGTCTGGCCGCTGGTTGCCTACCTTTAGGCCGCGGACTGCGGCGTCTAGCCCGCGGGTGGCGAATATGCCGCGGCTACCAGGTGCGCCGGGGACTTTGGGCAGCTGTACGCGGCGTCCGCACCACTGGAATTTGCTAGAAACGGGGCCGTAGGGTTCGCCGGTGTCGTGGCGGTTGCCGCTTATGAGCTGGTAGTGCGCACGGTTCGGGGTGTTCTCTAGGGCCGCAACCGGGGTGCATACTTCGGGATAGTCGGCCTGCAGCCGTTTTGATTCGTCGTCTATGAAAAGTGCTTTCCACGTCGCTAGGCTGTTCTCTGCATCGCCGCCGGTGGCGCTGAACAATACAGCAAACCGAGATTGGCCGGTCAGAAGGGACCACGCTAGCACGCACTCGCATAGGGTCGTTTTACCTTCGCCGCGGCTGGCGGCTATCGCCTGGTCGCCGCCGTGAACCACGGCCGCGCGTAGCGCTTCGATCATGGCCAGCTGCTGCTCTGTGAAGGCGTCGGTAAAAATGTGGTGAAAGTACCAGCGTAGCCAGCGGGCTAGGTTCTGCTCGAGCATATCGCGCCGCCGGCGGTGCTCGCACGGTGGGACAATCACCAGGCGGGCGGTGGCCGCGGCCGCCCGTTTGCGGGCGCTATCCTTCGCGCGCACGGTGGGCCGCGCTCGCGGTGGCGCAGCTACGGCCTTCGCCGGTGGCGGTGGGGCGGTGGGAAACATATTACATTTCCGCCATAGTCTTGGCCGCGCGTAACGCTATGGCCAGGTCACCTAGCTCGAGTGCACGGCGGTAGATTTCCCTGTAAGCGTTTAGCGCCCATCCTCGCAGGGCCGCGGGGTCGGTGTTGGCGTCGTTGGCCAAGCTCTCGGCCACCGCGGTTAGGGTGGCCGTCTGGTCGGCGGTTGGGTGGTGGTGGGCTAGGGCCTCGCTGATGGAATCCATAGTCTGGCCGGCCACTAGCCAGGCTTTTACCTCGGCCACCACTGCGGCCTGGCTGGCTGTCGCAGCGGGCAGCTGCGGGTCTGCGGGCGTGGTTGGTTGGTCGTCTATCGCGCATCACTCCGCGGGCCTGGTCGGTATAACGTGCTTCTTGTTGAATTGGCCGGTTAGGCGCCGGGTGTTCTCGTCGGCGCACAACTGACTCACCCAACTACGATGGAACTCGAGCAAACCACGGTCTTGGCATATCATAAACTGCTCGGCCATCGCGCAGCTGCGTAGGTTGGCGCTGCCTTCGATCACGTAGGCGCGGCCGTCGTCCATCTCGAATAACTGCACCTTGGTATGGTTCCTGGCGCACTTTAGTACGCTGCCGCGGTCGTGCAATTCGCTCCATAGCTTTTGACATAGGCCAGGCTCTAGCGCTTCATGCAATACGCTGCAACATAATTCAACGTGGCCAATTCGGCCGGCGTCCATTTCTCGCAGTAGCGCCGCGGCGTTTCGCTTATTAAATCCTAGCGTGGTGATGTCGAGCCGTTCGCAGCGGGCGCCGGCCAGGTCAACCAGTGCGGGTATTACGTCGAAAAAGCAAAAAGTGCCGTTGATAATTGCGTGCAGGGCCTCGCCGGGGTCTGGCAGCCGTTTTAGTAGGTCGGCCGCTTTACGCACTCTCTGCAGGTCTTCGTGGCTATGTTTTAGGGCGGTGCGATAGTGGGTGTGCTGGCCTAAGATACCGCCTAGCGGTGCGTTCTTTATCAGTTCGCCTTTTATTTTGTCCTTCGTGGCCGCCCTGGCCTGCAGGCCGGCCGGGCCGGTGGTCGCGGGGGCGGCCCGCTGGGCCAATAGCGGGTTTTTGTGTCTCTCGATCATGTGGCAGGTTCGCCTTATTCCACGTAGGGCCCTTTTCTGGCGAATAGTACCACCACGGTGCGGTGGCCCTTTTCGACGGGCAGCGCTTCGTGGCGTGCTGCTCGGCCGGTGTTCCGCCACCACGTAAACCACCCTAGCTTCGGGTGCACGGCCGGCCAGCCGTTTTCTGGGAAGTATAGGCCGCCACCGTCGTGGCTGTCTGAAATAGCAACCACCGCCGTAAACTTCCGCGGGCCGCCATGGGCCTGCATCTGCTCGGCGCTGGCGGGGTCTTGCGGGTTATCGTTGTGCAATCCGTAATACTCGCCGCGGCCGTAGTTGACCATCTGTGCCGGTTCAATGTGGGCCAGGGGTAGCCCGCAAAGATCCGCAAACCGCTGGCGCAGTGCTGTAACCACGGCCGGCGGTTGGGTAATGTCGCCGCTTCGGCTGCGTCGGTAGTGCGGGCGTGGTGCAGGCCCGCGGGGCGTTCGCACGGTGGAAGTAGGCAGCTGGCTGGGTGGGTTCGCTGCGAGAATGGCCGCGGCCTCTGCGGGGCTTAGTGCGCCGGGGTTCTCGTATATCGGGAAAGTCGCCACCGCCATACCTCCTAGGCCGCCCGCCTGGTTAGGTCGTCGTGGTTTTTTAGATAGGCCCGCGGGCGGGTTGGTGTCGCCCGCGGGCCTGGGGGCATAGCGTCAAAGCCGAAAACAGTATAGCAAACCGGCCAGCTATTTGCGCTGGCTGTCTTCGCTGCTCTTGTCGGCGTCTCGGCTGGTGATTAGGCCGACGCCAGTAATCAACTGCGCTATCACTAATTCCCACTGCACGGGCTCGCCCTGGGCCAGGGCGTGTATGGCGGTGCCTAGCGCGGTTAGCACTAGGGCCACGCCTGTGGCGGTGGTTTTCCAGTTAACGGCCAGGGCGTTTGCGTTCATTTTCTCGGCCTGTGTTAGGGTGGGCGGTTTGCGGGATGGAGTAAATATGCGCGACGGGTGCAGCCGGTGGGAAACGGCCCACGGGGGGGCCCCAAAAAAGGACCCACGATTTCCTGGCGGTCTCATTTTGAGACGCCAGGCTGGCGTCTCATTTTGGGACGCCGCGGCGTCTTATTTTGAGACGGCTACCGTAATCCTGCGGACATCGCCACGCCTGTGGCGGTGGCGCTGGGGGGTGTTGCCGGCGGCGTGGCCGTATAGGTAACAACTGCGTATAGCACGTCTACGCCTATTAAATCGCTCTTGCCTAGCGTCTGTGTATCTATTTCTATTTCGATTTCACCGGCGCCCGCGGGTTGGCTGATCGCAAAAGTGTACGAAGTCCACGCCCAACCGCCCGTAATGTTTTGCGTGGCTGACCACGTACCATCTACCTTCACGCGGACCGTTGCCGGCCCGCCAACGATAATGCCGTTATTGGCGTACATCCAGACTTTTACTTCGGTGACAGTTACGCCGGCGGTATCGTCTAGGTCGGCCATTCCCCATATCTGGGCCGCGCCTGTGGATGGGTCTTGATGTGATGCTTCGTCGCCGTTTCCCGCTGTTGGTTCCGTTACGGCGTCGTCAATGTTTGTGTAGTCGTAAAAATCCCAAACTGCGTTAACGTTCGCATCGGGGCGTATCGTGTTAACGGTCATTGGCCGCCCCTTCGTAGTAGCCCGTGCTTGCCTTTGACCACTAGCCGTGGGTTCTCGGCCTTGTGGTCGTCCATAAGGGCGTCAAGCCGGTTAATGCCTCCCAAGAAGCATAGGTCCTGGTCTATGTCTTGTGCAAATTGCACCAGGGCCCTGGCCAGGGCCCGCTTGTCCACTGCCGCCGGGTATAACACGTCTCGCACGGCCAGAACGGATAGGCGGCCGTGGGCTGTCTTGGTCTCCGTCATCGGAATAGTCAACACAAGCACTGCGTGGCCTGCAATGTCGAGCGTGTAACAGTCGCACTTGTCGCGGTATCGCAGGGCGTCGGCGGGCGTACATTCGGGCTCGCCTGGTAGTAAGGTCTGGCGGGAAACCTGGCGCCAGGCCTCGGCCTGTTCATCGGTCAAGGTTTCGGGGGTTGGCGGTGGCATAGTCTGGCCCTTACCTGTGGCGGGGGGTGTTAACCTATAACAGCTGCCAGGTGTCCCTCTATCCCGCCGGATACGTCCGTGTTGGCGCCATCGGCAATAGCTCGCAGCCGCACGTCTGAATTGGCGGGCAGGATGAGTAGCGGGTCAAACTCGATCCGCCCACCGGCCACGTTGCTAGCGCCAAAGGTGGTTCGGGTTCTAAACACGTTGCCTATAGTTCTGCTCTGCAGCTCGATGTCAGCATAGGCCGCGGTCTTTTTTAAGACGTTGCCGTATATGCTGGTAACTAGCCAATAATCAGTGGCGGATAGTGACGTGCTGCACTTCTCGCTCTGGTTGTGGCTGTCTACGCCATCCACGATTAGGTGGGCGTTAGATGCGGGCACGCCAGCGGTATAGCTTACGTCTGTGGAGAAGTAGAGAATACCGGCCAGGTCGGTTGCGCCGGTAATGTAAGCGCGGGTGGCCCTGGCTAACGGGGTCGCTAGTGCGGTTTTCGTCTGGCCTGCTAAGGTAAAGGTCTGCGTCACGAACGTGAGCTGACCGCCCGATATGGTGTGGCCCTCTATCACGCCTGATACCGTATCGCCTGCATTACTAGAGGCAAAGTGCGTTATTAGGTTATCGGATAGGTAGGTCTCGTCCGTTTCGCCGGCCAAGAATTCTTGCAAGGTGGCGCCGCTGGTGCCTACCACTTTGTTGCGTCCGAATTTTAGTAGGGCCTTACCTTTGCTGGCAACACTGATGGCCACGCCAGCCGATTTCTGTACCTCGTTGATAGCGGCCAGGATGCGGTTATCGGTATTGTCTATTTGTGGCATAGCGGGCGGCCTCTAGTAGACGTTGTAACCTAGCAACACGGTGGCGGTAGTGTCGGTGTGCACGTGGGTAACCTGCATGGGGTGCCATACTCCGGCCGCCAGTTCGCCAGATTCTAGCTGTGTATAGCTCGAGTCGCCGGCGCACTTTATCTTCACTATTCCAGCCACTCGCACCAGCAAGGCCTGGGCGGGGCCCTCGGGCGTCGGGTTGCTGGTGTGGGCGGTGGGCGCGACCAGTTTTTTTACGCCGTTCTGCAGTAATGACATAGCCGCGGCCTCTTGCGTGGTTCGGTTCGTGTTGAGAAGTCCAGCGGGCCGCTTCCTGCGGCCAGGGGGCGGGCCTCTACAATCGTTGTAGCGCTGGCCCTCACACCCAAAACAGGCGGGCCTTTTCGCGCCCTAGGCCCTTTCTTTCTAGTCGTCGCCGGCGGCCGCGGCCGCGCTATCGGCTAGTATTCCGTCAATTTCCAAGCCAGTTAGGCCCTGCAGCTGCGTTAGTGCGTCGGCCTTTAGGCGGTCGCGGTGTTTGCGCCAGTATTTCCGGCCGTGCTCGTCTATTGTCGATTCGCGTATATGGCTGATAACGGCCCGCTGCGCCCTGGCGTCCGCGGTGGCTAGTGATTGCCTAACCGCTGCATCGCCGCGGTTTTGCCTGCACTGTTCAATCAGCGGGGCCAGGGCCGTAATGATCGCAAGCCATTCCATGGGGGCTACCTCTGTGGGCGTGGGTGTGTGCCGATGATATAGCCAGCCAGGCCGCCGGTAAAATCGGGCGCTACGGGTTTTTACCAGCGCTCGCGGGCGGCGTCGTAGTTTAGATCGTCGGCTACGTAGTCGTAGGTGTCGGTGGGGTCGCAGTCGCACTTGCTCGGTGGCTCGCCGCAACCGATACAGTAGCGGCCGGCCGTGGGTTCCTCGGTGGGTTCCTCGGTGGGTTCCTCGGGGGCCAGGGCCTGGGCTCGTAGGTCGAATGGCAGGGCCTCGCCGGCGGGCAGTATCCACAACCACCGCATCGGCGCCACGTCCACCACTTCGGCCGCGGGCGGGTAGATTTCCACGGCCTGGCGGTGCGGCCAGAATTGGTCTTTTATGGCCTGCATTTCTGACCACGTGGCCAGTATTTCGCCGGCCGGTATTTCGGTGCGGTCGCCTTCTCGGGGTGGCCTGGCGTTCGCTCGAATTCCTACGCGCAAAGATCCGGCCAGGGGGCCGTAGTCGATGTGGCGCCAGACTGTGAGGGCCCATTGCCGCTGGTTGTCAACTGCAATCCGAATAGGCGCCGGGCTATCAAATGGCCAGGCCTCGCAGCGTTCTGATTCGTCCAGCCATTCCAGCGGGCGGCCTCGCACTTGCCGCGTAACTGTCGTGCCGCCGATAGTGTGGCCTGGTCGGCCGTAAACCTTACTAGCCGTTGCCTTCGCCTTCTCTCGCATCGCGCGGGCTTTGTTCCGTTGTTTCCTCGCTTTGCGTTTCCGTGCTCTCGCCGCTTTGCCGGTCGTCATGGGTGCCGCCTATTTCGTGGTTTGACTGTAAAAGTAATACGCGGGCCTTGGCCTGCTCTATCTGCTCTAGGGTTACCCTTAAAACTGACCAATCCAGGCGGTTGCGCCAGCCGGCGGGTGCGCCTGTAAACTCGGCCAGGTCGTTTGCGGCCTGGGATAAGATCCCGCGGGTCTCGTTCATAATCGCCAGCCGTTCGGTTTCTGTCATGGTGTGGCCTTCCTATATATCTTCGTTTCTCGGCCGTGCGCTTCGGCGGATACCATAGGCCGATAGCGGCCGGTGGGTTCTAGCTCGCCGGCCTTCACTAGCCCGGCGACGAATCCACCCCAAGCGTTAGGGTGGTGGGGTGTCACTCCCTCGGCGTTGCAGGTTAGCCGGATGTCTTCGCCGGTCATTTCGCCGGCCATGCCGCGGAATACCTCAAGCGCGGCCCTTTTCCAATACTCGCCAGCCGCTTCGGTCACCCTAGCTAGGGCCCGCGATTTTGCCGCCCTGGCGGCCGCTTCTCGCTGCCTGGCCTCCGCGGTGGTCGGTGGTTTCTTGCGGGGTTTTGCGGGCGGCCTGCCGAATAGGTCTAGTTGGTTCACGGTTTCGCGTTCCTTCTGCGGTGGTGGTGGCGTTTGCGTTCGGTAGTCTCGAGCACTCGGCCGATAGCGGCCAGGTCTCGGTAGGCTTTCTGCTCGATCTGGCGTATACGTTCGCGGGTTACCCGCCACTCTCTGGCCACGTCGCCTAGGGTGTGGCCGGTCCAGCGGGCGGCTAGGATCTCCCGTTCTCGGAACGACAAAACACGCCAGGCCTGGCCGGCCAGGCTGCGGGCGTCGATTGCGTCGAAGTCTACGCCGGGCCTGGCGTCCTCAACTTGGCCAGGCCGCTGCAGCTGCTCGGCGGGTTCGCAGTACCTGGCCACGCATCGCACCAGGGCCCGCTTTATATCTCGGGCCTGCCAGTCGTCCGCGGGTGCTGCGTAGCATTCCGCAAATGCTTCCTGCACCAGGTCGGCTATCGGGACTGTGCATCCGGGCTGGTCGGCTAGTAGCCGCTTGGCTACGCGGGTGGCCGATGCTATTTGGTGTGCGGTGGTGCGGCGGGTCATGGCAGGGCCTCGGCCAGGCGTCTGTCTACCTCGGCCTCGTCTAGCGCGGTGCCCTCTTTGCGCATCTGCTTGACAATCTTGGCGCGGGCCATTTCGCGGTCTCGGGTCGCGTCCTTGGTTTTACCGTTCGCTTGTGGGTCGCCCTGCGGGGCGTCCAAGAAGATACCCTTCCAGCCGTTCGCAATTGATTTCTGCAGGGCCCTGGCGCCGGCAGCCGGCGGGTGCTGCTCGAGTTCGGCCAATTGGGCCTGCAGGGTTTTGCCGTTGCGTGTTAGCTTCGCCGCTTTGCGATAGGCCAGCCACTCGTCCCAAACTCGACAAAATAAACTATTGGCCGCCAGGCCAGCTGGCAGCGGTGGCTGCCGGTTTTGGTTTGGTTTGGTTTGGTTTGGTTCGGTTCGGTTTGGGGATGGCTCGCCAGTCGCCGCTTGTGTGGCGTCTAGCGTATAGTCTGGCGGGTCGTCTGGCGTGGCTACTGGCGTGGCTACTGGCGTGGTTCGCCTGGTTTTCGCCGGTTTCCGGCGGGTTGGCGTTGCAGCGTTCGCGGTGTCGTACTCGGGCAAGAATTGTAGGCCGGCCTTGGCTAGTTTGGCCTTTACCCAATTCTCGGCATGGTCTGGCCAGTCGTGCAGCGTTAGGCGGTGGTCTGCGGACTCGTCCAGCCAGCCGGCCGCGGTTAATGACTCCACAAAATGGCCCGCGGGGCCCTGCCAGCCGCAACCGCGGGCTATAGCGCCATCGGCCCATTTGCCAATATCGCCGGCTATGGCGTGGTCTGCGGTGAACCATATAAGCCGCTGTACCAGGCCTAGGGCGTGCTCGTTTTCTATCCCTAGCCTGGCGGCTAGGTCGTGCATCTTTGGGTGGTTTGCTGCTTCGCGTTTCATAGCCGCCCTTTGTCGGTCTTCGTTTAGGGTGTGCTGGTCATAATCCGCCAGGCCAATAGGGCCAGGGCGGTTATCGCCAGGCCTACAGTTACCAGGGCCACGTTATTGCGTTCTCGGTGGCTAGGCATGGTTGCTACCTTCGCCGCGGCCATCGCGGATAGCGGCCGCTCGCTGGCCTCGCTTGTCGATAATCACGCGCTGGGCCGCTTCGCTGGCTGGCAGGGGTAGCCCGCGGGCGGCTAGGCCTTCTATGGCAACCGTGGCGGCCCGCGCGCGGCGGTCGCAGTCGGTCACGCCTTCGCAGGTTTCCAGGTCCGCGGCCAGGGCGTCTAGCACTTCGTGCACCAGGTCGGCCAGGTGGCTGGTGTCTTCGATCTTAGGCGGCGGGGCTGGGTTCTGCATTGCGGGCAGGTCGCCGCGGTCGTCCTGGCTGATTCCTGTTAGCCGCTCGATGGCCCTGGCGTATAGTTTGCGCTTGGCCTTGCCTAGAATCGCATCGGTTCCCATTCCTGCGTTTACTCTGATCGCCAGGCGGGTGTCTAGTTCATCGGGGCCCGCGGGTGCTTTGCACTCGATAGCGTAGGCCTTCTCGCCTACCTGCCAGCGGATACTGCAGGCCACTAAAGCGCCCTTCTCGCTGGCCATCTGCGGTACGCCTAGCTCTATCTGCAGGTCATGCAATCCAGGCCAGGCCTGCACGCGGGCCTGGCAGCCGGCCTGCGCTGCATAGAATCGGCCGCTGATAATGTTGAATTCGTTTCCGGTCAATTTGAATCCTTGCAGCAGGGCCGTTATAGCGCAGTCTCTTACGGTCTCCACGTCGTAGGGTGGTTTTCCGGCCTGGTTTCGGTCGGTCATAAAGCCTAGCGGGCTGTTCTGCAGGGCCATTACGTCCTGCATAACCTCGGGCGTCAGTAGCTCGCGCAGCCGCTGCATGGCCTTGGCTAAAATTAGGCCTTTAATAACGTCGTGGCCTTGGGCCTCGGCGTCTGCCAGTTCGCTGCCGGTCGCGGTTCGCAGCTGCTCAATGGCCATTAACTGGCGGGCCTGCGCCGCGGGCACTAGCTGGCCTGGTTCGGGTTTCGTTATCTCGGTGGTCATCGTCCAGCGCTCCAATATCGGCTTGAGTTGATAGGCCGGGCAGGGCCTGCGGGTGTGTATGCAAACCACCGCGCCGGCGGTGGTGCGGGTTCGGTTGTCGGGTTGGCAGCCGGCAAAGCTGCACTCGCCGGCCTGGGCGACAATATTGCGCTTTAGTCGGTAATAGGCAGCCACTGCGTAGATTTGGTCCGCCTGGCTGGTAACGGCCTGGCGGTTCTCCACTAGCCAGCGGCCGCGGCGCAGCCATTGCCGCTTCGCGGTGTCGTCGTCGGCCTCTGCGTTCGGCCTGGGTGGGCACTCGCCGCGGCCTGGGCTGATCGGTATAGGCTGCCAGGGGTTCGCCATCGGTTCTGCCTGTAAAAACGGCCCCACTGGCATACCTGCCAGCGGGGCCGCGGGGTTTGGGTGGCTTCACTGCCTAGGCCTGCCGCCCTGCGGGCCTACTCGTTCCGTCGCGCGTCGTGGCCTTCCTGGCTGGCCGTCTCCCTCTCGGCCACTTCCTTGCGTAGTATTCGCGTGGTTTTCGGGGCGTCTATCGCCAGGCGGCCCTTGTCTAAATAGGTCACTTCTGCGGGGCCGTCAATCAAAATAGCCTCGCCGTGTTTCCGTCCTAGGATTAGCATTGCGTCCATGCTCCAAAGTTGGGCCCTTATGGCCCGCGGGCCCTCAACTCTCGGGGGCCCGCGGGTGGCCGTTTGCGGCCTGGGCGTTATACAAAAAGTCGTTAGCGGCTTGGATAGCGGCCGGGTCACGCTCGGCCACTTCCGTGCGTAGTTCATGTGGCAACCGGAAAAAACAGCGGTTGCAGAATTGTTTGGCCTTTCGTTTCGGGTTTCCACAATGGCAGCGGGCCTGGCCGGTCACTTGGTGGCCTGCTTTCTAAATAGTCCGGCCGCCGGCCGGGTGTTCTCTCGCATCAATCCCGCGGCTACCAGGCCTGCGTCCGTCGCCTCGCCTCGCTCGATCATTCGATAGGCGGCGCGTAGGCAGGTCGGGCATAGCCCGCGGGCCTTGCTCGGCCTGCGGCAGCGTTTCGTTAGGCAGTGGGCGGGTTTCTTTGTTTCGGCCATTGTCGGTTTTTTTTAGCTGCACCAGGGCTACCTGTTTTTAATGATCGCAGCGACCTGCGCGGAGGTCAGCGGGCCGCGTTTAAGCGATTCGCGGCTTTCCGCGCCGATGTAGTATCGGGTCGCTAAGACGTGAAAGGCCCGCGATTCGTCGCGGTAGGTGTCGGCGATTTCGTTTAGAAGTTGTGAGAAAGTCATCGTTGTTAAGATCCTGTGGTTGCGTGTTGCATGGCGGCCAGTATTGCGTTATCGTGTCGCACTGTCAACCTGTCTTTGTGTCACTTTCTATCGGGGGTAGCCATGTCGGATCTTGATAAAATTATGGGGCGCGGCGTTTTTGGGTGTCTAGGTTGCTTGCTGGTTGTGCCGATAGTGGTACTGGTGGCCCTGGTGGCCCTGGGGTTGGTCTCTCAATAGGAGGTGCGTGAATATGGCCAGGCTTAGTGTCGTTTCTCGCCGGTTCTGGGACATGGAGCACGTCTGCCTGTTTTGTAAAGCAAAGCAGTGGACGACTAAACCGGCCGCGGGCCCTATGAAGTGCTACAGCTGCGGCCAGGTCGGCGGGTCGTTTGCGTCTCGCCATAATCTGGCCAGGGCTAGTAGCCGCGACATATACGCCAGCCAGCTGGCGGACCGGCGGCTGCCGCTGGTGGTCCGGTATTCTCTGCAGGTCTACTGCACCGCCGGTGGCCCGCAAGACGTGCGGGCGCGGTGGCGGGCGGCCTATCGAATGGGCAGAAATAGAATGCGATGCGAGTCTTAGCAAGCCTCGCATCTTGCGGGGCGATTACTAACGAAAATGGGAGTAGAGCAAAAATGGTCAACTGTGAAGAAAGCGGTCGCAAATCGGGCGGCGGGCCAGATTGCCCGGTTTGCCGCAAGTCGCCGCGGCCGGCCGAAACCGACACCCAAAAAAATGACGATTCGACACCCTGTAAAAACGGGCATTTGCGGCCGCGGCCTTGGGCGCCTTGTGAGCGGTGCGGGGCTGGGACGTGTCAAGAGAATGACGAGATCGGGCCCCACGCCAAGCCCGCGCCGGGCGATGCAAAGTGAAAACGCCAAAATACCGCCGCCACCCAAACGGCCAGGCGTTCGTTTATCATCGCTCGATCAACCGCCCGCAGCATCGGCTGTATCTGGGCGTTTATGATTCACCAGCCAGCCACCGCCGATACCGGGCGTTTGTGGCGGGCCTGGTGGAGATTGACCGGGGCGCGGACGTCGTGCACCAGGCTGGCAGCATGGGTGCCGCTGTGGCGGCCTGGCGTGATGAAACCGGCCGGGGTTTTGAGTCTCGGGCAATCAGCGTGGCCCTGGCTGCGCTCGATTCATTCGCGGCCCTGCCTTGCTACTCGTTCGGCCCGCAGCAGCTGCTACAGGTCCGCGCAGGCCTGGCGGCTAAATACGCTCGCAGTACCGCTAATCGCCACTTATCCCGCATTAAGGGGTTTGTGCGTTGGGGGTGCCTGGCGGGCTGGTTCCCAGCTGACGCATGGGCCCGCCTGTCAGTCGTACGCGGGCTGCGGCTGGGCGAATTGGGTGTGCGGGAGTCGCCAGGCGTGCAGCCGGTGGCGTGGTCCGACGTCGTGCCAGTGCTCGAATTCCTGGCGCCGCCCGTGCGGTGCATGGTGCGGCTGCAATATTGGTGCGGTATGCGGCCCGGGGAAGTCGTGCAGGTGACTAGGGCGGCGCTTGATATGTCGGGCCCGATTTGGCTTTACCGCCCGCCACTGCACAAAAACAGCTGGCGCGGGTCGTCGCTCGTCAAAGCGATACCGCCCGCCCTGCATGACGAGGTGCGCGGGTTTTTCGTTCCTCAGATTGCACGGCCGCTGTTTCGGCCTGGTGATAGCCTCGCCTGGCATGGGCGCCGGGGGCGGCGCGGAATCAATCAGCAATATACGGCGGCCACGTATCGCCAGGCGGTGGCCTACGGTCTCGATGCGTTAGGCAGCGGGCCGCGGTGGTCGCCTGGCCAGCTGCGCCATGGTATCGCTACTGAGCTGGCCAGGGCCGCGGGTGTTGAGTCGGCGCAGCGGTGGCTAGGCCACGCCAGATTGGCCACCACGGAACTATACGCGCAAAGATCGGCCGCGGAATTGGTGGAACTAGCCGGCCAGGTCGATAGCCTGATTCGATTAGCCTAGCGCCGGCGGGTAAATATTCGCCGCCTGGCCCTGTATCGCACGGCGCTGCCGCCCGTCCATAGCCGTACTCTGTAGACGATACCGTCCGCGCCCTGGGCCTGCGCATCGGCTAGTAGCTGGCCGCTTCCTACGCAGGTGGCGCAATTCCAGCCGCCAAACCCTACGCCCTCAAAGGTGCCGGCGGGTACGCCTGGCAGGTGGCCACGATAGCCGCGGGCGGCCATGGTGGCGGCGCGGCGTTCTGCGATGGCCTGCCAGGTGCTCTTTTTATCGGTCTTTTCGGCTGTCTTCTGTGCCGCTGTCTTCTGTGCCGCTGTCTTCTGTGCCGCTGTCTTCTTCTCGCCTGTCTTCTGTGCGGCCGTCTTCTGTGCGGCCGTCTTCTCGCCTGTCTTCTGTGCCGTTTGGCCGGCGGATAGCCAGGTCGGGGCCGCTAAAATCATTGCGACGATAAGCAAAGCTCGCATCGGGGTTACCTCGGCGGGTTCGGGGGTGGGTGGTGGCGGGGTTTGAGTTTACCAGGTTTAGGCGGCCGCGGGCAGCGTTCGCACCAACTGGGTGAATAGCTGATCTGTGACGGCCGGATAGAGGCGCCGCAGCGTCTGCCGGTCTACTCGCTGGCCGTCGTTACCGCACGGCGCTAGCGGGTTAGCGGGTAGCGTTACCGACATAGCGGCCCATGCGCCGCCCGTGTTCCAGTTCCGCTCGCTATCGTATAGCCGGCCATTGTCGCCGCGGTCTGTGTCGTAGCTGTCGATGTACTCGGCCAGCCATCGGCCGCGGGTATCCTGCACCAGGTCGCAAGCGCAGATACTGTGGCCCTGGCGGCCGTAGACGATAGGCAGCCGGTGCAGTAAAGCGCTGGCGAAATGCTCGGCGTGGTCTAGTCTTACCCATTCCAATACTCGAAAATGCTTGGCGGTGGTCCGCCAGCCATCCGGTAGCTGGCTGCGTTGTGTAAAGGGGGTGTTTTGGTGCCAGGTGTGCTTGCAAAGGGCCTTCGCACGGTCGTGGCATAGGGTCAAGCCGGCGGCATGGCTCTTGGCGCTCGATCTCTCGGGCAGTAGCCCAACGGTAGTAGCCCATTCCATGGCGCCCCACATTGTGCTACCGCTGTGCCGGCGGGTCGTCTGGTTGATATAGCCGGCCATGGGGCTGCACTTCATTAGGAACGGGTGGCCTAAACTTCGGGCCCACAAATACCGCCAGGCGGACTCTGTTGCGTTGTAGACACAACTGCTTTCTGGCGTTTGGTCGTTCCAGGCGTCTAGGTAAAGTCGGCCTGGTCTTAGGGTGCCTAGGTTCTCGAGCTGTTCGCGTTTCCGCTCGGCCCATTCTCGCCGCGGATAGATAGGCAGGGACTCTGGCCAGGCCGCGCCGTAGCTGGCGTCTTCCGCGGTCTCGATCACGCCAGCCATACCGCGGGGCCGGTAGGTGTCCTGGTCGATGTAGCGGGCTGGGATTATTAGGTGTGGCATGGGTTCGCCTGGCGTCCGCGGTGGTCGGTGGTGGGTGGTTAGTTTTGTGCGGCCTGCACGGCCTGCAAGATAGCGGCCTTGGTTTCCGGTAGTGGGGCGGCGCTGGCAACCTGGCGGCCGTTTAAGATCACCAGGGCCGGTAGGCCTACCTTCTCTGCCGCGTCAATTGCGGCGCTTAAAAATGCGGGCGCTCCACCGTCGCCGGTCACCGTTCCCGCGCTTATGAAATAGGCGGTCTGGCCCTGGTTCCGCAATTCCAAGGCCGCGCCTTCGCCGGCTACGGGGGTGCCGGCGTTGGCGTCGTAGATAATAGCCGTGGCCGGTTCGCCTGGCCGCGGGTTTGGCGGGTCTTTAGGGGGTGGGTTCGGCCGGGTTTCGCCGCTGATCGTAACTAGCCAGGTTTGCGTTACGCTGGCCGGCGGGAATACTAGCACCTTGTCGCCATCGGCGTCGGTTTTCACGCGGGCGTGGCTGGCCCAAAACTCGACGCTGTACTGTCCAGGCGGGCCGGTGGCCACCGCGGCCTGGTCGTTTTCAAACAGGGCCACCGATAGCGTACCGGTGCGCCAGTGTACACCGAATAGCTCATGGCCGGCGGGTAGGTCCACGTCCGGCCGTAGAATCGTTAGCGTGTGCTCGGGTGTGGTGATTTCCGCGCGGCGGCCTTGCTGGGCTGTCGCCGCCAGGCCGCGGGCCGGGCGTGCCGGTGGCCAAACCGCCAGGGCCAGGCCTGCGATAATCGCCGCTGTGATAGAGTAGGCGCCTAGCGTCCTGGCGGTGGTCTTAAGGCGGTCTAGCACGTTTCGCCTCCTAGCGTCGTTTTAGGTGCATGATAATTCGCAGCGGTTGCCGGTGGTCGTACTGCACGATAGCCGATAGGCGCCAGCCTAGCCGCTGGGCCATCAGCAAGAAGTCTATTTGTTGAAACTCTAGCGCCGGCCTCGCCGCGGCCGGGCGGAATCCGTAACTTACGATTAGCTCGCGCGTCGGGGTGGCCTGCAGGATAGCCGCGGCGCGGCCGGTGTTCAAATACTCGAGCACTCCCAGAATGGCCACCACGTCGATACCCTCGGGCCAGTCGGGTAGTTCGTGGTTCAGGTCCACCACTTGCACGCCTGGCCCGCGGGGGTGCAGGTCCGCGCCGCTGTAACTGCAGCCGCTGGGTAGTAGTGTCGCCAGGTGCTGCGAGTAGCATCCTAACTCGAAGACAGACTGCCGCGGGGTAATTAGTTTGGCGGCCAGGGCCGCGCGGTGTTGCCACTCGGGCCGGTCTTGGACAATTCGCCAGCCATCGGTCGCGGCTATGATTGCGGTCCAGTCCATGGGGTGGCCCTACTATTATTGGGGTTGCCGGTCTGGTCGTTCTTCTAGCGTTAGGCGCTTGGCGGGTAGTTCCCACTGCCGCGGTCGTATCTCAAATATACCTTTGGTGATGTCTCGCCGGCCGATTTTCTCATACTGCGCGTCGAGTTCGCCGCGGCGGCCGCCGGCGCCGCTTAGGTGGCGCGGGCTGACTCCCCAACGGTAGACGTAGAATATGCGGTCCGCGGGTAGTCGTCCCCAACCTGGCGCGGCCGTTATCGCGTGCCGGGCTAACTGGCTGTTAAATTGCTGATCCTCGTCGCCGGTGGTGTCGGGATAACCTCCGATAATCCCCAAAACTGCCGGCCGCCAAATGGCCATGCAGTGGGTATTTCCAGGGCGCTCTACCTCCCAGACTTCGCCGGGTAGGCCGCGCCGATGCCACCAATAGTTGGTAGGCCGCCACTCTAGCCGGAGTTGCTGCTGGCTGTCGTCTTCGCGGGCCAGTGCCGGTGTGGTCAGCATGGCCGCGCTGGTGCTTAGGCGGTGGGCTAGGTTGTAGTCGTCGTCATCCCAACGACAAAGGGCCTCTGCCGCCATCTCTTCGGTGGCGTACTCGGCCATAGCTTGTAGCTTCGCGCCTAGCCCGCGGAATCGTTCGCGGTAGTTCAGGACGTGCACGCGGGGGTGGTCGCACTGCAGGCCCTGGCCGGGTGTGTCGTTGCCGATTAAGAGGTGCGCGTCGTGGCGGTCTTTCGGCCGGCCGGTGTGGCAGTCCTGGGCCAGGAAACTGCCTACCGCTTCTTGCAATAGCCGCGGCGTTTCGGTAGCGCGGTTGTATGTCGGCATTAGGGCCACAATTCGCATAGCGCCGCGCCTCGCTAGAATTGGATAGGTTCGTTTCCGCCTTGGAATATCGCCAAGCTAACCGCGAACGTGGGCGCCAGGCCGCGGTCTGCGGCCCATCTGTCTATTTGCTGGTTTGTCTCGGTGTACTTAGGATTCTTTGGTTTGTAGTCGTGCACTGCTATGGCCCATGGTTTGCCTTGGTCTTCTCGCATAAGGCAGCCGCGCCAGGCCCAATCCAGTGCAAACCGGGTAGGCCGCGGGGCGTGGTCGGCGTCGTAGAATATGAGCCCAAAATGCTCGGGCGCCAGGCAGGGGAGTAGCCGGTGCAAGTCGCCGGCCATGGGCGCCACTCGGTCTAGCTCTAGGGCGGCCTCGATGTTCGCCAGCCACTTCGGTAATAGCTCGCTGCGTTTTCGGGGGCCGGCCACTGCTTCGGTAAAGGCGTCGCCTAGCCACGTATCGACGGTCACCACGTGCGCGGCCACTTGTCCGATAACGGTGGTGCTTAGGCCCTGCCAGCCGCCTACCTCGAGAACGTGCCGGCCGCGGGCTAGTTTGCTTAGGGCGGTCTGTTCATCGCGGTGCAGCCAGCCGGCGGGTTTGCGTGTGGTGCCGGTGCTCATGTTGTCGCCTTGGGTTTGGGTGTCGTCGCCGGTAGTTGGTAGCGCCACTCTCGCAAGTCGGCCGCGTAGAATTTGGCGGCCAGGTCGGCGGACTCTGGGCAGTAGTAGCCAGTCCAGGCCTTCTTGCCGGGTGATGGGTTCATGTGTGGCAGCGGGCCTAGTGGTGCAAAGGTCGGCCGTAATACGGTCTCCCAGTAATGGGCCAGGCCCTCGAAACGGTAGACGGCCTGCGGTTTCCGCCTGGCGTGGTCAATTAGTAGCTTGGCCGGCCGCCAGTGCCTGTCTACGGTCGCCGGGTCTTGGGTGCAAACCCATCTAGCCCAGTCTAGAAACGGGGCGTTGGGTGGCAGCGGGCATTTGCCGCGTAGTCGTTTCGCCAGGTCCTTCTGTAGTTTCTCGCAGTAGTTGCTCACCAGTCTATCGAACGGGTGGCGAACAAAAGTAAACAGCAACCGCGGCCGCCAGTCGTCGGGCACTTGCTCAAATGCGTTATGGCAATGGGCGTGGCCGCCATCTCGCACGGTGTGGCCATCGGTCTGCAATAAAGCGGCCTTTATGCTGGTGCAACCGCTCTTTGGCATTTCGATATATTCCAGGCCCGCGGCCTGGCTGACGTATCGGGGCGGGCGCCTCATTGGGCGGCCTCGTCCAGCTTGGGCCAATAGCCTAGCGGGCAGGTCTGGCTGGCTAGTTTCGCCTTGGCGGCCAGGTAGCAACCGCAAACCGCGCAGCGGGTATTGCGGCGCTGCGTGCAGGTGCTGCAAACCTTTAGCCGGGCCTCTAGCTCATCGGCCGTGCAGGTCTTGCCGGCGCTAAAAGCAAACCCTACCAGCGCTTTGCCTAGGTTGCCGGCTAGTTCGGTGGCCGGTGGCAGCTGCGGTTTGTCCTCGTCCAGGCGGCCCACCACGGTTAGGCCGTGCTGCTTCTCGGTGTGGCTGATGACTGACCATTCGGGACTGTCGGCCATGAAATCACGCAACACGGGAAGCAAACCGGGGCCGCCGTCTACGCCTGTTTCGCCGTGGGTCTGGGTGTCGTGCAGTACGATAAACCGCGAAACACGGGGGCCCCACTTCGCCAGCTGCTCGCGTAGCACTTGGGCGCGGTGTTCGTCGTCGATAAATAGTAAGTCGGTGGCGTCCTGCGGGCCCTCGGTGTGCGGTCCTTTCTTGCGGTGCGTTATCTCCACGTCTACGCCATCGGCGCGGGCGTACTCAATCGCTCGCGTTAGGGTCCTGTCGTTTTCGATCTGGTAGCTAACTAGCGCCGCGGGCCTGGCGGATAGTAGCGCTACCGTAGACTCGCGGCGCTTCGTTATTTCGGTGACGTGGCCAACTTTGCCGGCCAGGTCGCGTAGCGTTGGCAGGTGCTGGTCTAGGTCACGCGGTAGACTGGCCAGAATTGCGTATAGCGCGTCCAGTGTGTCGGCGTTGTCGAGCTGCTTAGTGGCCTGGCAGCCGCCGCACTTTCTCGGCTGGCCGGTGGCTAGTGGTTCGTCGTTGGTTATCGGGTCGTCGGTTAGGTGTTCCCAGTTGGCCTGGGTTAGTTGGCCATCTAGAACGAAATGCTCATGGATGGGATCAAGCGATAGGCCTAGTTCGTCAAGTTCTAAGACATAATTGCGGACCTTGTTATAAAGCGTTAACGGGTAGGGTACGCCATCCGGCCGGCCGAATCGGTGCAGCCACTTTAGCCAGGGTAGGCAGATAGCGCGGCCGCCCTGTTGCCGGTATTTCGTGTGAATGTATAGTTCTTCGCCGCCAAACCCTTTGGCGTGTTCATTGAATCCAGGCCAGCTATCTACGCGGGCTGAGAATACGCCTAGCCCGCAACCTGGAATAGCGAAGGGCGCGTCGGTGTCTGATTCGCCTAGCGGGTAGAATCCTAGGGCGTGCAGGGCCTGTTGGTGGTTCGCCCATGGCAGGGCCTCGGGCAGGGCCTGGTCGCAGTTATAGCAAGCCGTGATTGGTACCTGTGTCTCTAGGCTGCGAAACTGCACCACGTCGCCGCCGTCTCCGGTGTGCTGGACGGTCGCCAGGTGCACGCCTTTGGGCCCGCAATTGCATCGCCAGGCCTTGCCCCAAGTTCCCCACATTTCGCCGCGCCAGGCGTCGTCAAAATGGGTCGTTACGTCTTGCGGGCGGGTTTCGCCGCGGCGCATGTGCAAGTAGCCGCGCAGGGTGTCGTAGATAAGCGGGCCGCTGTAAATATCGGCCCGCGGTTCGTCGGTGTCGTACCAATCCAGCAAGCGGTCTAGCGTGCCGGGTGGCAGCAAGACGTGGCAGTCCATGACAAGAACGGCCGGCGCGGCCGCTTCCTCGAATATCTTCTGCCGGGTCGCGCTGGTGCCGATGTCGTCTTTAAGGTGCACCACGCGGGCGCCGGCCAGGCCGACTTGGGCAAACTGGTCATCCTGGCCGGCCTCGTCTCGCCGGTCGTCCCAAGTCTGCGAGTTGGGGTTATACGTGCGGCCGGCCATAGCGCCGTTTATTAGGCCGCCGGCCATCTGGCTATGCGGGCTGCCGATGCTGTTATCCACCACGATTAGCTCGCAGTGTTGCATGGCCTCGGGGTGGTGTAGCCGCAAACTCTGTAGCGTGAAATAGAGCCCGTGATAGTCGGTATGGTGCGCCATACCGATGGTTAGCCTAGGCTGCATGGCCGGCCTCGCTGGTTTTGGGTGTGTGTGTTTTTCGCCGGTCGCAGTGTATCAAATAGCGGCTACTTCTGCAGTACAAAGGTGGCCAGCTGAATTAGCACGGGCACAATAATTACCAGCGCAGCTATCACTGCGTAGGCGCCGCGGCTGAAGGCGCGGTCTCTGTCGTGGCCTTTGCTGGCCGCGGCTATCGTGCAGATTTGGGCCTCTACGCGGTCGGCGCGTAGCGTGGCGGCCTTGTGGGTTTCTTCGCAGCGCACCAGGTGGGACTGCAGACTGCTGGCGGTTTCGTGGGCGGTTTCGTGCATTTCCTCGTTCCACTTGTGTTGAGCTGCCCACCAGGCATCCAGTTTACCCGTTTCGCTCGCTATTCGCCGTTCTAAGTCGGCCAGCCGTTCCGCGGTCGTCTTCGCCATCGTGGCGGCCTCGTTATCGTGTTGCGTCGTGCGTTTCTACGGTGGCGGTAGCGTGGAAGTGCCTTCTGTTACTCCTAGGCCGCTGTTACCGCAGCAGTCGGTTAGCTGCATTTGGTTCGCGTGGCTGCCAGTCCCGCGGGGCCGCCGGCATAGGCTACCGTCCTGGCCGCAGCTGCAATTGTCGGTAACCTTTACCCATCGGCCAGGCGCGGGCCATTGCTGCCATAGCCAGGCGCAATGGCCACATGCGTTGGGGGCGCAGGTGGTGGTGGTGGGCGGGCCGGCCGTGGTGGTGGTGGTGGTGGTCGCGCAGGGGCCACAGTCGCAATTGACGCAGCGGGCGTCCCCGGCGCATGTCAGCGTACCGTCTAGGCAGCTGTTATAGGTCGATGGGTCCGCGCCCATGCAAACCGCGGCGCTTGGTGGGGTGTCACAGTATACGCCTGTATCTTCGACTTCCCACGTTCGGGTTACGATGTTGCAACGGTATTGTATACAGCAATCGTCATCCGCGCAGGTCATGGCCGCGCACGGGGCGCAGGTGGTGGTGGTCGTCGTGGTGGTACACTCAGTGCTACCGCACGGGCAAGTTATCATTTCGCCTAGGTGTGCGCAGTCGCAGGGGCTGGCCGGTGCTAGGCAGGGGTCTGGCTCACCGCAGCAGTTATCAGGTTCTTGCAATTCCCAGTAGGGAAAACAGCCAGGGCCGGCCGTCGTTACGCCAGTGCAGCAACCGGGCGGGCTATCGACGCACTTCCAAAAACGCTCGCCGCTGCCAGGCGTGCAGGTCGTGGTGGTCGTGGGGCTGCCGGTCGTCGTGGTTGGTCCGCCGGTGCTGGTTGTTGGGGCGGCTGTCGTGGTGGATGTGCTGGTCGTGGTGGGCTGGCAGGGAATCCAGCGGGTTTCGCAA